CAGTGTTTTTGCCACCCAAGGCCGCTCTGTCCGCCGCATCCGCACATCAGGCGTTGACGAACAAAACCGCTCCTGGGGCAGCACTAATTACACCTACTACCCGGCAACACCAAACGGTGCCAGCAGCGTGGCGCCCGACATTTTCCTCGACACGGTTCTCGACAAGGAAGACGGCATCGGCAACTACGCCGTAGCTAGCGGCATTGACGTGCGCCAGCTCGCCATCACCAAACGGTTCTGCATTCGCAACAAGCTGTTCATGGACTGCGTGATTGCAAGCCCCCGCAGCTGGCGCGAGTTCTGGGTTGAAGTCGCCCCCTTCAACCTCTTGGAGTTTGCCCGCATCGGCGGTCGTGAAACACTGGTGCCTGCAGTGCCCTACGACGCCACAACAGGCGCTATCACCCGCACAGTCAATGTCAGCGCCATCTTCAACACGGGCAACATCCTCGAGGACTCCTACAAGGAAGAATTCCTCGACTACGGATCCAATGTCCAAGACATGATCGCGACCATCATTTACACCGATGTCCCAACCGACGCCGTATTCGCGAAAAAACGGTCCGTTGACATCCAACGCAAGGACACCCTCGAAGCCGATGCCATCCGCCAGACCTTCGACCTATCGGCCTACGTCTCGAACCTCGATCAGGCCATCCTGTTCGGCAAGTTGATCTGCAACACCCGCCGCTACATCCGCCAGGCCATCGAGTTCAAGACCTACCCAACCTCCGACCCCATCTCCCCTGGCGCCTACATCTACGTGGACATCGGCCAGAACAGCTGGGACGCCATCCGCACAGGAGTCATCGCAACCGATGGCACGCTCAACACCCCCCTCGACAACACCGTCATCAACGGCACCTACAACTTCAAGCTTTACCGCAGTGACCGGGGCTTAGTGAACCTCTTCAATGTCCAGATCGCGAACGGACGATCCGACGCCCTCCGGCCGTACGAAGGTTTCCTGTTTGTGTTGGGTGTGGAAGCAACATCCAGGCGCGTCTTCCGCGTGAGCGAAGTGCAAATGGACGAGGAAGGCGAAACCACAGTCCGCGCCACTATCTACCCCTGTACAACAGACGGGCAATCGCTGCTGGCAGACTTCAGCGACACTGCATTTACAGTGCGCAGCTAGGATAGGCACATTGAAGGATTGCACCCATGGCTTTTTTCACTGGGCGGACGGGAGCGCTATACCTGATCCCCGATGGCACAGGCGGTGTGTCGGTGACTTCCTCGCAGCAAGCATTGAAACTCCGCGATTGGTCCCTAGAAACGACCATGGAATTGCTGGAAACCACCACGGTTGACACCGCCGTAAAGACCTTCACCCCTGGAGCTGTCAGCTCTACCGGCAGCGCCACTGTCTTGTACTACCGCCGCGAAGGTACCACTAGCACCGAGCCCGGTGTGCAGTTCGACCAATTTCTCAGCAAAGTCATGAAGACCAGCGTTGCTGGTGTGACCGAAGCCGATCGAGTTGGTATCGTCCTGCGTGTTGGAACCACCGCCGGTGTCGGCACCGACATCAAGGACGACATCGCCTTTAACGCCTACATCACCAGCGCATCGATGCAGGTCTCCACTGGCGAATTGTCGTCCGTAGCGATCAACTTTACTGTTGACGGGCCGTTCCGTGAACTCGTTGACGCATGACCTACTTCCTAGGGCAATACGGCAAAATCAAACTGCGCCGTAAGGCAGCTGGTACGTTCACCAGTTCTGTATTGCCTGCGGACGTAAATACAACCCTCAACCGCTTCGGCTTTGACGGTTCGGTTGAGAATCTTCTTACAGGAGACCAGCTTGTAATTCGTACCACCGATTCCCGCGGTCTGGACTTTTTGCCTGCCTCCACTTGGCCTGACGGCGGGGGAGATACTCAGCAAGAGGTTGTTGCTTACTGCAACATCAACGCTATCGGTGGTATCCGCTTATTCGAGACGTTTAGCGCCGCCATCAACAACGACCGTTCAGTGGAGTACCCACTAGAGGCTTTCACTGGAGATGCACTTCCCATTTCCGTGCAGATCTACGGATCAGTGGAACGTGTGCTTGGCGATGTGAAGGGCTATACCTTCAATACAGATCGCGAGGCGCTCGTGACAACCACGATGTCCGACCGCTTCCAGCGCATGTACTCAGCCGGCCTAATCAGCGGCTCCGGCTCCATCGATTGCATTTTTAATACCACCAACAGCGGCCTAGTTGAAAACTCGCTTTTGATGCTGCAACTCATCAATCGCACCGACATCGGTAGCGAGTTTGACTGTTATTTGCAGCTAACGGAAAACGACGTATATGCGGGAACACAAGATATTTACTACGAGTTTCAAGCAGCAATCACACGCACCGGAATTGAAGTAGCCACAGATCAAACCATTAACTGCGCGATTGACTTTGTTACCACTGGCGAAATCAAGTTACTAATCGGTGAGCCTTCCGGTTACATCCTTAAGGAAGACACCGACCGCCTGCGGCTGCAGCAGAACCTGGACTTCCTGCTAACAGAAGTCACAGACTAGACTGGCCTAAGAATTGTCGTTTCGCGAGGCTCCGTAAGTTGGCCGACCAGCGCATTACCCAGCTTACGCAGCTCAACGAAGCTGACGTGGCAGCAACGGACGTGCTGCCCATCGTTGACATCTCGGCCAGCGAGACCAAAAAAGTCCGCGCCAAAGACCTGTTCGAGGCTGGCGCAACCCTGGCCGACAACTCCAGCATCGACCTCAGCAAACTTAACCAAAGCAGCGCCACCAAACTCGGCACCACCGCGCTGGCTGATGACGCGATCACAGCCGCCAAACTAGCTAACGACTCCAGCATCAACTACGGCCCCACGGCCCCCAGCACCGACAACTTTGAAGGTCGCGGCCACGTCAGCAGCACAACCAAATACCTAAGTGTCTGGGATGGCAGCGTATTCCAGCAGGTCATCGCCCCCACCGCCGGCATCGAAGACCTGGCGGTCACCACCGGCAAGATTGCCGCCAACGCAGTCACCACAGCCAAAATCGATGCTGCTGGCCTCGGCACGGCCGCCATCGCTGATAGTGCCGTTACCGCAGCCAAGATTGCGGACGGCACCATCACCTCCAGCAAATTTCAAGCTGGCGCTGTCGATGCAGCAGCCATTGCCGACAACGCGGTTGGCGCAGCGGAACTAGCGGACAACGCAGTTGACACTGCAGCCATCGCCGCCCTCGCCGTAACCGACGCCAAGCTCGCTGCTGGCGCTGTCACCGAAACCAAGCTCGGTGCCGGCGCAGTTACCAACGACAAGATCGCTAATACAACCATTGCTTACGGCAAGTTAAACCTGGCCGACGGCAGCATCCCAGCTTCCAAGATTGCGACCGATTCGATCGCTGTCACTCAAATGGCAGCCGGTAGTGTTGGCACAGATGAACTAATTGACGATTCAGTCACTACGGCAAAGATTGCTGACGCCGCAGTAACGGCAACTCAGCTTGCATCCGGCTCTGTCACAGCTGACGCTATTGCCGACAACGCGGTTGGTGCAGCGGAGTTAGCGGACGATGCAGTTGACACAGCTTCCATTGTTGCTTTAGCGGTAACTGAAGGCAAACTGGCTTCTGAATCCGTTACCGAAACTAAACTCGGTGATGGCGCTGTAACGGCAGTTAAGATTGCTGATACGCAAATTACCTATGCCAAATTAAATCTGGCCGACGGCAGCGTTCCAGGTGCAAAACTAACCGACGCATCTATTACTTCAACCCAGATTGCAGTTGATGCAGTTGCCACCGGCCAAATCATTAACAACGCCGTTACCACGGCAAAGATCGCAGACGACGCCGTTACTGTTGACAAACTAGCCGCTGGCGCAGTCGATGCAACAGCACTCGCAGATTCTGCTGTAACTACCGCAAAAGTCGCCGATGGCGGTGTTACTTACGCCAAGATTCAAAATGTTACCGACACCGACAAACTGCTGGGTCGCTCCTCTGCTGGTGCCGGCGCCGTAGAGGAAATCGCCTGCACCAGCGCCGGTCGCGCATTGCTGGACGACGCAGACGCGGCCGCCCAACGCACCACCCTCGGCCTTGGGACGCTCGCCACACAAGACGGCACCTTCAGCGGCACCTTCAGCGGCACCAGCTCTGGCACCAACACCGGCGACCAGACCATCACCCTGACTGGTGATGTCACCGGCAGCGGCAGCGGCAGTTTCGCCGCAAGCATCGCGACCGACGCGGTAACAACCGCCAAAATCGCCACTGGCGCAGTCACCACCGACGAACTCGGTACTGCCTCCGTCACTGGCGCCAAATTGGCCGCCGACTCCAGCACCGTTGTTTCGGGCAACGCCCCCAGCGGCAGCGGTGAATTTGAAGGCCAGCAGTGGTTCAACACCAACACAGGCTTCACCTACGTCTGGGACGGCACAGCCTGGCAACAACAGGCAGGCGTCCAAAGCTTCGCCTTTACCGACGGCACCCCGCTGACATTCAGCGCCTCGGTCAGTGCCGCCGGCGTCGCCACCATCACCACCGGCCTCGAAAACCAAAACGCCAACACCGTTTTTGCCGGCCCAACGACTGGCTCGGCCACCACGCCTGGCTTCCGTGCCCTTGTCGCAGCTGACCTCCCGGTTGCAGCTGCGGGTACGAACGGCGCCATCCAACCCGGCACCGGCCTGACCGTTGCCGCTGGCGGCGTCCTCAATCACACCAACATCGTCAGCCCTGGCGTTTACACCAAAGTCACGGTTGACGCCCAAGGCCATATCAGCACTGGCGCAAACCTGACCGCTGCCGATGTCCCCAGCCTGGACGCCAGCAAAATAACCACCGGCACCTTTACTGGTGAGTTCCTGGCTGCCAACAGCGTTACTGCAGCCCAACTGGCCGACTACGGCATCGCCCAAGTCAGCGAATCAGCCCCCACCCCCGAGTTCGCTGGCCAGTGGTGGGTCAACCCATCCGACCGCTCCGCCTACATCTGGATCGGCACCGTCAGCCCCACCCCCAACGGCTACTGGCTGCTTGTGGGCTATGGCTCACCCACCCAACTCAACCTGCGTTTTGGCGGCACCTACAACGCCTCAACCAACCTCGTCGTCAGCCTGAACCAGTACGGCACCGAGGCCGGCCTGACCATCGGCCAATCGCTGACGGCCCCCAACCCACAAAACAACGGCGTCTACCTGATCGCCACCACTGCTGGTACCGGCACCACGCCAGCCCCCACCGTCTCCCTGGCCGCGGGCGACTGGGTACTCAGCCAAGGCACTGGCGCCAACTGGACAAAGATTGCCGTTGTTTCTGGCGCCACCGGCACCTTCAACGACTACGACATTCTGAGCGACGGCACGTACTTCACTCCCGACATGACGGGGGTGACCGACGTTCGCGATGCCTTGGTGCTGCTGTGGGGTCGCGCCCAAATCGCCACCACCAGCCAAATCGGCACGGTCCTTGAATCCACCGAAGTCCTTGTTGATAACAGCACCGGCGCCATGTCCATTGGAGTCGTGGACGATGGGACTTACTAAATGTCACACCGCACAGAGTCCTTTGTTTACAGCGCCGAAAACGTCCCCATCGGCGGCCAGCCTGGGGACGTACTGCTGAAAGTGCAGGCACCCAACTACTACACGGCCTGGCGCGACTTCACCTACGTCTTCGAGACCTACGATGTCGTCCTCGATGACGGCGAGTATTAAACTACTGGTGTAATCCCGTCCGGCCGGAGTTAAGGGAATGGCATCTACCCATAAGAGTCTGCGTTCGAGCACCGCGAACAAGCGCCCCACAACCGCCATTGCCGACGGTCAAATCGCGCTCAACACGAACGCAACCTCTCCGGGGCTGTTCTTCAAGGACTCCACTGGCGCCACGATTATCAAAATCGGCCCAGTTCACGTTGGCACGACTGCCCCAAACGCCACCCCCGGTAGCGGCGGCAGCACCGGCAACAGCACCGGCGAAGTGTGGCTGGACACGAGCCTTACTCCCGTGGGCGTCAAGATCTGGGATGGCTCAGCTTGGCAGAACACCACTCCTTCCGGCAGCACCACCGTCCAAGGTCTGCTGGAACTGGCCACCAACGCCGAAACCCAAACCGGCAGTGACACCGCCCGCGCCGTAACACCCGCCGGCCTGCAATCCAAGCTCTCGGATAGCACCAGCACCACCAGCGCTACCACGATTGCTTCGAGCACGGCAGTCAAAGCTGCCTACGACTTGGCCGCTGCTGCAGTACCCCTGACTGGCGGCGTTGTCACCGGCAACCTCGAGATCGGCACCGCCGGTAGCCTGAGTTTTGAGGGTGCGACCGCCAACGGCTTCGAGACCACCATTGCCGTGGTGGATCCCACCGCCGACCGCACCATCACCCTGCCCGACACCACTGGCACGGTGGTAACAACCGGCGACACCGGCACGGTAACTGGCACGATGATTGCCAGCGGCACGGTCACCAGTAGCAATATCGTCGATGCCACCATCGTTGACGGTGACATCAGTGCCACAGCCGAGATTGCCGTCAGCAAGCTCGCCGATGGTGCTGCCAGACAACTGCTACAAACCGACGCGGCAGGCACGGGTGTCGAATGGACTAGCAACGTAGACATCCCAGGCACACTGGATGTCACTGGTGCTGCAGTATTTGACAGCAACTTAACCGTTGATACCAACACGCTGCACGTCGATGCGACGAATAACCGCGTAGGTATCGGCACCACAAGCCCTAGCTACGCCCTAGATGTAAACGGCAACGGATCTTTCACTGGATCCATGCGTGCCACAAGTACCGGCACCTTTACCGTGCTGCCCGCGGGTGTATCTGGTAACTGGACCGGAAGTGGCTTTGCCCTGCAATCGGAAGGCAACACGGCGCCAATTGGTTTCCTCCAAGGCTCAGCCGAACGCGCCCGCATCGACAGCTCCGGCAGGCTGTTGGTGGGGAATTCTACTGCTCGCGTAGGTGTGCCTCAGGGGGACTCTGCTGTTGGCTATACATTGTCCAGTACCTTTGAGGGGACTTCTACTGTTCCCGGAAGTGTATCTGCTATTCAAAATAGCGCATCTGCAGCAGATGATGGCCCTTATTTTTATTTTGCAAGAACTAGAGGAACTCTTGTAGGTAGTAGCACTATTGTTGCATCTAATGACAATTTAGGAACCATTGCTTTTGCAGGCGCTGATGGTACAGACATAAGAACCAAGGCCGCTGAAATTTATGCCCAAGTAGACGGCACCCCAGGCGCCAACGACATGCCGGGCCGCCTGGTCTTCAGCACCACCGCCGACGGAGCTAGCACCCCGACGGAGCGTCTCCGCATCGACAGCGCAGGCGACATCACCATCGCAGGTGGCGGCCTGATTAAAGCTGATTTTACTAACGCAACTGCTGCTGACAGGACATATTTTCAAACTTCAAGTACCAATGGATTCACCGCAGTAAGCGCTATTCCAAATGGCACAAACACCACATCTACTTTTTATGCGTTTAATAATTCAAATCCAACAAACGCTTCTTATTGTGGAGTTGTTGCAACGCCTACCGCTGCAGTTGTCAGATCGTCTGCAACTGGAACAGGCACCTTATTGCCCTTAACGCTTGAAACCAACAACCAAGAGCAGGCCCGCTTCACCACCACCGACCGTTACTTCCGCATGGCCGCCGGCACAGGCGGCATCCAGTTCGGCGGCGACACAGCTGCAGCCAATGCGCTGGATGATTATGAGGAGTCAACTTGGACAGTCAATCTCTACGATGCCTCCGCTGGTGGCAACGTGTCAGCTACTTCGGCAACTGGTCGCTATACAAAAGTTGGCCGATTGGTGACCGCATTTTTTTCAATCGGCAACTTTAGCACCGCCGGTATGACCGCCGGAAACGTTCTTTATTTTAGCCTTCCCTTTACTTCTGATGCATTGGCAGGAAGCGCAGGAAGCGCAATGACCGGATCCACCACTATTGGCGCTAACGGTATTGTTGCCTATGTGGCACCAAGCGCAACTAGAGGAAGTATCTATGAATACGTGTCTGGAGCTGTTTGGTCCCAACTTACAGTCTCAGATTACACAAACGGCGCAGCGGATTTAGTTGTAACAATCACGTATAACGCTTCAGCCTAATTCATAGCCCGCAACGGCTCAAAACTACGGCCTAAACCCGTTTCATCCAGAGGATGTCCCTAATGGCTACTTTCACTGAACGCCACGAACACAAAATCGAGATCATCCCGCCCTATTCCCAGTTGCAATGCCGCCGGGCCGACATCATTGAAAAGGACGGCGTTGAGGTGGGCCGCACCTACCATCGCAGCGCCTACTCCCCTGGTGACGACGTGAGCGGCGAGTGTGAAGAGCTGCAAGCAGTCGCTGGTGCGCTGTGGACCGCTGACGTGATCGCGGCATACCAAGCCAGCCTGAGTGAGGGCACGCTCTAATGGCAGTCCGCAGCAAAACTGGCACCGGGGCTCTCCAGCATCAACCTGGCAAACCCAAGCGCACCCGCCAAGGCAACGGTCAGCACAGCAAACCCCGTGGTACACGCAAGCTGCACAAAGGCCAAGGTCGCTAGGCTACTACTGAGGCGTAATTGTTCCCATGCCACCAGCCGATGATGTCTCGCATGGGGACATTTACCACAAGCTTGGTTCTCTCGAAGGCAAGCTTGAGACTGTGTTGATCCAACTCAGTGAAAAGCGTGGCGACATGGCTGCTGTATTCTCCCGCCTCCGCGAGATTGAAACCCGCGTAGCCATCGGCGTGGGCCTTGCTATCGGTTTGAGTTTTTTAATCCCATTTGTAATTAACGCAGCAGCACCCAAGCTGCACTTTGAACACACCCAGCCATCGCAAATCCAGCGATGACAGTCATCCAAAGCACCAGCTACCCCAACGGCTTCCGCCTGGAACAGCTGGAAAACGAACGCGGCGAGATCTATTACCGCGCCTGCATCAACAGCATCTGCCGCTATGCAGAAGACGAATACATCGCCCGCATGTACCTAGAAGGCATGGGCTGGGACCCTACGCACACAGCCCTCCCGTAATCCAGCGGATGATCGCATCCTCCCGATGTGGCTCCCAAAACTCCTGATCCCGATACCACTCCAGCCAATCATTAGCCGACTTTGAAATATTGCACGCAAAACAGCACGCAATCAGATTTTGCTGGTGCGTATGCCCACCACGAATTTTCGGATGCACATGATCCAGCGTGGCTGACCTGCCTAAAGCTGTATCACAGTAGGCACACTTGTTGTCCCACTCTTTAAGAATTGATTGCCTAAACCTTGCCTTCGCTTGTTTTTTGTTTAAGTATTCGCCATCTTCAATGTGATGGTCCATACCCAGCAGTGGCTAGATGAAATGTAGCTGTAGAAACCCTTACGCGCTGGAGCTTTTAGGCTAGTACAGCTAAGCTTCCGTAAGAATCTTGGTTTTTATGACTGAAGAGCAGATCGCGGTAGTGGCCATCGTCATTGCAGCTGGCTCCGAAATCATCGGCATGAGCAAACTGCGCTCCAACAGCTGGATTCAGCTGGTGCTGCAGGGTCTCCGCCTGATGTTCCCCAAGCGCCGCTAATTTCCACTGAGGGCCTTGTCATGACGCAAAACGGTATCCGCCTCGGCGATCTCTTCAGGTACTACAAGGCCCTGCCCCACCAGATGGCAGCCATCACCGAGCTGGAACAGGCCATCAACAAAGCCAATCCCAACATCTTGGGCCGCGATCAAGGCTGGTTCAAGACCTGGAGCGTAGCCGGCAAACAAACCACTTTCCCCAACACTTGGGAAGGCGTCCTCGAAGCAGCCCGCGTAGCCGGCGCCAAATTCCCGGAACTTGTAAGCGCCCAATGGGCACTGGAATCCAACTACGGCAAACTTGTCTCCGGCCGCAATAACTTTTTCGGCCTCAAAGGCACTGGCACAGACACCAAAACACAAGAATTTATAAACAATCAGTGGATCTCAATCACAGACAGCTTCATTGACTTTCCAGACCTGCTGTCCTGTGTCATCTATTTAGTAGACCACTGGTACAAAGATTTTAAAAATTACAAAGGCTGCAATAACGCAAACACCCGCGAGGAAGCAGCCAAATGGTTAATCAAAGAAGGGTACGCCACCGATCCCAACTACGCCGGTAAGCTGATCGCCCTAATGGAACAGCACACAGGCACTAACCCACTGGTAAGACCCAAAGAAAAAATCCTGAAGGTTGCCTACGAATATCAGCTGGGACCGGACGATGGAGCAACGGGTTACCGCCAGTGTTTCAGTTCGAGTTGTGCCATGGTGGCCCGCTACTACGGCAAAATTTCCGGGGACTACGAATACAACAAACTCCGCGCCCGCTTCGGCGACACCACCGACCCCAAAGCCCAGATCGCTGCCCTCAAAGCCCTGGGACTCAAAGCCACATTTGAAATGGATGGCACTGCCCAAGAGCTGGAGGACGAAATCAACGCCAGCCATCCCGTACCTGTGGGCTGGCTTCACCACGGCCCCATCTCAAAGCCCTCTGGTGGCGGCCACTGGAGCGTTGTGGTGGGCTTTACCCCAACCCATTTCATCTTTAATGATCCTTACGGTGAGGCAAATCTGACTGCAGGCGGCTATGCAAACCATAAGGGCGGCGCTGGCGTTGCCTATTCCAAGAAAAACTGGCTGCCTAGGTGGCTCATCGAAGGCACCGATACCGGCTGGTTCATGAAAATCCGCCCTAGCTGACCATGCGCCCCATCGAACACACCACCGAGTCCAGCTTCCACAAGGCCGCAACGGACAGGTGGCTAGTGGAGCGGTTCAACAAGGGCGACTACCGGGGCTTGCTGGAAGCAGCCCTCCTGCTTAACACGCTCCACCAGCTGGAACGAACAAAATCCGCCTGGGCCATCCGCGAAGCAGCGGACAACCTGGCGGATCAATTCGGCATGGACCGCGATTCGGCCTAGCCCTCGCTTTCCATCTTGGCAATGTGATCCGTGTAAAGCCCGGTGTATAGGCTGTGCATGGGATGCAGTGGCGAATCCCGCCCATCCAAAACGTAAAGCCGCTCCAGATAATCGTGGCGACCTTGGTCAATGCGCACCTTGGCCCAAGCCTCGGCAGCCCACTGGGGAATTTCAGTTGTCATTGCGAGTTTCTGACAGTTTTTTACGCGCCTTCGCAGCCACACTGGGACTGGTGTGCGACCGAGCCAGCTTAGGTTTCCTTGCCGGCGGCACCGGCGTATCCACCCGACAATTCGGGTAACGATTTTTGGCAAACTCCACAGCCTGCTGGAGCGACTCAGCCCTCACCAAATCCCGCATAGCCCCTTGACCGGGCAGCCAGATCTGCAACTCAAAAAGGGCAGATTTTTCTGCACTGGTGCGTGAAATCCCTTCACCGAAACGGACTTCCCGGTTTTCCTCCCAACTCAAGACGTTCATTCTGCTTTCCAAGACCGGGGGTAGACGGGTTCTTCCACGCCATGGACGCTAACAGGGCTATTAGTGCAACGAGCCACAGCCTGTGCAGCCACAACAGCCCGCTCATAGGTCACCCAGCTAGACGCATCATCTTTCGCAGCCGTTAGTCCAATCCCATTCCCTGGCCCATAAACCGCTGTGACCCAGCGATCTCCCGCCATAACCACGTACCGCGTCACTGCCTTTTAGTGAACTACTGTAGTAGTTTAACCCGCAACCGCCATCAGACTCAGACTGTTACAAACCACAACTGAGTCTCATGCGTCAACTTCTGATCCACCTTCTGGCTGCTTGGAGCGCAATCTGCCCTGCACCCGCCGCTGGACTGACTCGGCCCAAGCTGCCTTATCCGCAGCCTCCGCAGCCTTGTAGTCCGAAGCCGGAAGCGCTTTTTCCAACGCCGCGTAAACCATTTCCCGCAACAAACCCGTCACCTTCTTACCTTCGGTGGCGGCAAGTTTTTCCGCCAGCTTGTACCGATTGGTATCAAGCAACAACTGGCAATAGATTTTTGAGCCGTGGCGCAGCGGCATGGTCCCTGTTCTAGTCTCCTACACAGTAGCATACTGCGACACAATAGACTCACCACCGCAAATCCTGGTCTACCCCCTTCCGCCACGCATTGGACTGCGCCACCCGCGCATTGGAACGCTGCTTCCCGCACCCCTTGCGAATCCCCCTCGCCCACTCCAGGAAAGCCGCCGCCCTATGGAGATCCGCCGTCTTGGCCATGCGCACCTCACGCATCAACCACTCCAACACGATCTCCCTGCCGGTGCGACTCATTTGTCTAAATCTGAGACTCTCAAGATCGACTGGGGCGTCTGATCAGGACAAAGCTCCAGCGCCTTGAGCCTTGCGGCATAGGCGTCTGGAGCGATAACAAAAACGTCGTGCATCGGGCCGTGACGCGGCCACATCCTGACCCGATACTCGAACTCCTCAGTCACTTGGCCTGGTCCCAGCTATCCCCGACCTTAGCTTCTGCCAGCGCTGGAATATCCCCCAACCACTGCGCTTCAGCATCTTCCATGACTGCCTGGAGCTGGAGCACCCAAGCCTCAGTATGTTCCTCTGCAACTAAGAGGATTACCTCGTCATGCACCACGCCGGCCAGGCGCACAACATCCTCCCCATCCGCTTTAAGTAAAGGCCATAACTTCCCCAACGTCCGCTTCAGTACAGCCGCACCAGCTCCCTGAATCGGTGTATTACAGCGAGTTGTGAGTTTGTTGTGCTCACTTGGAAGAATCCGCCGCATACCAGACACCCGAATCCTCACCTCACCGTTGCCCTTGCTGTTGTCGGCAGCGTTAGCGGCCTTCCGCTGCCACTGATTGATCCCCTTATAAGCGAAGTGAAACTCTTGCCTAATCGCACCAGCCTCATCTAATTCCATCTGGATCCCCGTTGTTGCTGCATAGTTACGCAACCCTTTTGCACCGCTTCCATACAACAATCCAAAGTTTGCCGACTTTGCAATTTGACGTTGTTCTTTTGTAACCTGATCTTCAGCTACCCCATAAATCTGCATCGCGGTAAATGTATGCAGATCTTTCCCTTCCTGGAACGCTTTAGTCATAAGCGGATCCTGCGCTTCCGCTGCTGCAAGTCTCATTTCCATCCCGCTGTAGTCCGCCACCACCAACTTCCAACCTGCTGGAGCCTGCACACAAGCCCTAAACCGAACATCCCGCGGAATTTGCTGGAGGTTGGGACTCATGCACGACATTCTTCCTGTATCTGCACCAAGCTGTAAATAACTGGCACGTATAAATCCGTCAGCCGCAACATTCTTCTCAAGCGTTTCGGCCATTTGCCTACGCTTCTCTACTCGCTTCCACCGCAAATAGTCCGCAATACACTTGTGCTCCCCTACATATTCCTGGAGCGCAGACTTACTGGCACTGTGCTTGCCGGTCTTTGTATCGACTGGCGACTTACCCAACAACGCTGAGAATTTAACTAGCAACTGTGCAGGGCTGTTTAGGTTAAATACCTCAGGATCGGGCTTACCTTTCTTCTCAGATCGCGTTTGGTACTTCAGATTGCCGAACACGTCCCGGTGTAGTTTGAAGCCCTCAGGCAAGGCAGTATCGAAGTCTTCAATGAATCGATCCCCAACTTCCTTGTGCTCAATATCCAGATCCTCGATGAGTTTAATAAGCGACTCCTTATTAAAGGGAAGCCCAGTTCGCCATAACTGCGCCATCGACTGGAGCGCCGCACACTCCAGTAACCATGCTGGTGCAAGTTTCTCCACACACATCCGCTGCTGAATCGGCTCCATCAACTCAGTCAACACCACAACATCCTTGGCCGCATACTCCATCTGGTCCATGGACAGATCACCAGACCAGTCACTTTTCTGCTGTTCCTTAGAAATGTCGTAGTGCAGATACCGCTTCACCACGTACTGCAGACCGTGCTTCAGGTTTGGTAGCCCATTGGTAAGAATCCGACTGGCGAGCATGGTGCAAAGCACCTGCCCCGCAGGATGAATTTCGTACTCCTGCAACCAGCCCAAATCAAATACCGCGTTGTGCGCAACCCACGTCCGCTCAACGTCAAAAAACTCCTCCAATGTGATCCAATCGTTGTCATCTAACTGCCAACAATCAATTACCACTGGCGTCTGCCCCAGTGTGCATAGCTGGAGCAACCGCAACCCTCCAAAGGTGGGCTGGAGCCCCGTCGTCTCGACGTCAAATGCAACAGTAGTAGCCCCCTCCAAAGTGGAGAGATGCTCGATGCCAAAGAGAATTTCCATGCCTGGTAGGGCGAAGTGAGTTACTTAAAAGGTTTTAGCCGGTGCTACTCTAGCACACTATCAAACTCCCGCGCCGAGCAAAGCTCAGCCATCACGGTCCCAGCCTCTGGAATCCCAAGCGTACAACGATGATGCCAATGCACACACTGCTGGCACACACCCCCATCCTCCAAAGGCTTGTACTTTTGCCGATGCCATGCCTGGCGCTTTTCCTCCCTTCCCGCCGGTGAAGTGCCATAACACTTACAGCAGTACACAGCGCTCAAAGTCTTTTTGCCGCAGGTAAGGCACAGCCTCTGCGTAAGTCGAAGAACAGGTGTTTTCATGAAAAGTGAACACGTAAGAATCCAGAAAGGCGCTCCAGTTTGCTGCTCTTGGCACCCCGATGCACAACAGAGCCTGCAGGCAACTCCACCTCAACAGTGAATACCCGCGTACCGCAGTCCAAACAAGTGCGCTGGCGCAAGATGGACTCTGTTGTATCCCTGCAAGTTCGCGTAACACGAACTTCTTGCGAATCACACTTGGAGCACCTCATTCGTCGTCGGGGTCGCAGTTGTCAAAGTAAAAACCTTGGAGCCGCTCCACGATGTCGTGTGCGGCAACAAGTTGTTGAAAGAACGCCTCGCTGACTAAGTAGTCGCTCTGGCGGTGTTTGCAGTCGTAACACTCATACCGCCGCCGCTTAGCACGACCGCTGTACGTCTTTTCTTGGAACAACATTCGCATTGTCCCAGCGCATTTGGGACACCGTTGTTCCCCCAGATTCATCGATCCTTGTAAGCCTCCATAGCAAGCGTGTTTACAAGCCGATTGAGATACCACTGGGCCTTCCTGGCATCCTCATAAGGATCCCGCTTAAGCCACATCCGACTGATGTATTTAATGACCTGCCACTGCAGGCCACCAACCACCGGATCAGGTGCAGGCCGCACCCAATCCTCGATCACATCAATCACCTCAGCCTTTCCAGCCGTGTAATGCGCTGGTGAATTAACGGGATCAATCGACATGTTTCCAAGTTTTGTGTTTACGAATAGCGCTAATGGCCGATCTGCTGATACCATACTGGCGAGCAAGATCTGCTCCAGAAACTAATGTAGATCGGATAAAGCGAACATCCGATTCTGACAAGGGTGTCTGATGATGAGCTTCTCCGGTAGGAGGCACTGGAACAACATTACGTTTAGCTTTTACAGCATCCGCATTGTTCTCTGCAATTGTCCCCGGCAAAAGGTGACTCGGATTGCAACATACTGGGTTATGGCACATGTGCCTAACACACTGCTGCGAATTAAGAGGCCCAAAGTGCAGTTCCCAAGAAAGTCTGTGAGCTTTTAACAAACGTCCTTTGTCGTTTAATTGCCCATAACCGCCTCGTACAGCCACGGAACCTGTCCACGGCCAGCACTGATGATCCTGCCGTCGATATACGCAAGTATGCCAACGATCTATAACTGAATCAGATAACGTAAAGTTCGTCATCCCTTAGACCTCTGCACTTTGGTGTCGCCGCAATAACGGCCTGTCAGCGCGTAACTCTTAGCCGGCAACATCGACATCTTGTGCCAGACAATCTGCCCAATCCGCATCCCATGCCACAGGGCAACCGGATGCAGAGACCGGGCATTTTGTAGCTCCAGCGTCAGCCTGCCTTCGTAGCCCGGATCCACGTACCCAGCCATCAGGTGCTCAATACCCTCCCTGGCACGGGAGGACTTAAGCGCCAGCTGCCCGGCTATGCAATCCGGCACCTTGAAGAACTCCACCGTTTCCGCCAACACGAACTGGTGCGGCTGTAGCAGGAAGGGCTGCTCTGGAGCAGTGCCGCGAAGCGACACCGACTCCATCTCACTGGTGCCCTCCACCTCAATCAGCAGATTCTCGCCGAGTCTCACATCAAGACTGGCGGGATTCACGAGGGCCTCATCAAAAGGCGAGACAAGACCCCGTTTGCACAGGGTCCAGATCTCCAGATCCGGGAGAATCAAGCGGTGATCTCCACAGGGGAAGGCGTGCCCTGGGACAGCTGGACATGCTTCCAGGTCTTACCCCACTTGATGCAGTTGATCGTGGTGACATGCACCCCAAACTCCGCAGCGATCTTGGCAACGGACTGGGTACGCGCCGCCAAAGCCCGCTTGATCTCCAGCACCTTTGCCTCCGTCAGCACAGCCACCCCACGCTTTCCCTTGCGGCTGGACTTACGAGTCTTAACTTGAGACTTCGCAGTACGGACTTTTGCCGTACCTTTTAGCTCACCAGCTGGAGCGGCGGCGGTTTGCTTGGTGCTGCTGGCCTCCAGGTCAACGTGCTGAGCGTTGTGCAGGATGGTGGCGATCTCCTGCTGGTGCTCGGTGATGGTCTTGAGGCTGTCGGCGATGATCCGGGCTTGTGTGTCAGAGAGGATGAGCATGTTCTTAGGAGTGAACGGTTGTTAATGTACTACGCGAAGAAGCGGGGATCCTGCTTCTTGAGCAGATTGATGCGGGAAAGCGGCAGCTTGAGCACTTCGCACATTGCCATCTCGGCCAGCTTGCTGGAGCAAATACTGTCGCTGGTGGCAAAGACGTAGATCAGGTGCCGGTAGAGCTGGGTCAGAGTCCGAGCTTTGACCCAGTGGGTGTCGCCTGGAATGGGCTCGGTGCCGTAGTACCAGTCGTCGTAATCAGTCGCATTGCGAATCTCACGAGACTCAGCGCTACCGATAAGGCGACTGGAGTGGTTGCCAGTTGTCGATTCGCTCGGAGAGCATTTTTCGTAGGCCGGCATCGGTAGCAGGAATCACGTCTTCATCAGAAAGGTAGAAGGAGCCTCGGCACACGGCAGGCACCCAGTGGGGCGAGACTGCCACAAGCTCCATCTCCTCCACCAAGGCCTCGACGGTGAGGCAGTTGTTGACGCCAAAGGACAGGTCAATAACTTCAAGAATCTGCCTCACTGGAGCACCTCTGTAGCAGCAGTACGGCACTCAAGCTGTTCGAGCCACACGTCCCAGCTCATCTTGAGGAACTGGGCAAGGTCGTCCATTTGAGCAAGTTGTGCGAGGTGGTAGCCGGGATCCTGCCCAGCAGCCTCGGTTTCGACAATCGCCTGTTGCAGCAGATGCTGGCTCCAAGTGACGGCGAAGTACCACCTGGACAGGTTTTCGTTTGGAACGCTGGTGTGGGTAGCCATGGGCGTGTGTAACAGAAACAGAGCGAGAGCTGTCTGCCCTCGCCCTGTAGTGTTGCACAGAAACAGCCCCCGTCAACCCTGCCCTGTTGTAATCCGTTACACGGCCCTAGCCGCTAAGCTTCGGGTCCAACGATTTCATCGCTGGGCATTCCGCAGTGTGGAGGCTGCGGTGAGGCGTGCAGGCGCGAGAGCCGACGCCACCTCCACACCCCATTACGGCAGCAGCTTCGACGCCAGCCAGAGCGCCAGGCAACACGCCACGACGTAGACGACGAGAAGCTCGAACAGTAGAGGCACTGTCATTGGCCCTCCAGCTCGGCGGCAATGGCGAGGACACGAAGGCGCATCAGTTGTCGGGCTTGCACTTCGACATCCATTCCGACCATATATTCGTGCGGCACCGCCTGATCCGCAGCAGCGCGGAGGGCGGCTGGGAGCGCACCTTGTAGCAGCGTTTTGGCTATGTGGTCACCGTGTAAGGGGTACTTGCCGAAGGCATCCAACACCGCTTGCGCGGCGGGGGAGAGGTCAGTCATCACTCCGCCTCCTGCTGCGGCACCGGCTCGATGGCGGGGTGGCCCCATTTGGCAAGGACGGCGCGGGCGAAGCGGCGGCACTCTTGGAAGTCAGCCTCAGGGCCTTCCTGATCCCACAGGTCGTACAGCTCCTCATCCGTTGGCCCCTGCGGCTCGGGCTGGGCCAGGGCGGCGCGGGCGCGGACAAGCAAATCGTGGTGCGCCTCATCAACAGCGTATGTGTTGAACGCGGCATGAAGCTCAGCGCAAAGCGCTCGCCAGTCGGTGGGGGAGAGGTCAGCCATCAAGTTGCTCCAGGGCGCGGCGGATTAGGTAGACATCAATGTCGTCATCTTCCAGTGCTTTCAACGCCTGCTCCTTCAAGCTCGGCAGATTGGGACGCATCGCCTCTTTTAATGATTCACCTACTGGAGTAATCCGTAGATACGGTTCATTCAGAGCATTATGATCCAGCCACTTTGCATCTTCTGCAAGTTGTTGGTCAGCGCCCCATTGGGCGGCACGTGTGGCGATGTGCTGTTCGTACGCCCAGTGTTTATCGTTGTGTGGCACGCCTGAAAGGTTGGCGTCGTGCCCCCACTGCTGCACCAGCTCCGGCGGTGGGGTGATGGGGTGGATCATTTAATACACTCCCACCAGATAATTCCCTTGACTACCGCGCCACCAGCGGCGTGACATTCAGACGCAAACTGCACGGTGCAAAAAAGTGAAGTCACAGCAACAATGAAGCCAATCAAGAGGAGTGTTGCATTTAATGGTTGCTCATTCATTGAGCAGTTCTCCGTCAACCATGGCGTCGCACCACTCCTTGAACGGTGCTTCGATCTGGGCCATGGCCTTGTTGTCGATGGTCTCGGGTTTGAGGATCATGCCGAGCGCGAGACCAAGAGCATTGCCGAGGCGATCCTCAAGGCTGTTCAGTGGCACGAACTTGTAGTCAGTCATCTTCGTTGGGCAAGAGTTCAAGAAGTGAGTCAATGGCAAGACCTGTCGTGTTTTCTGAGCCTGGTGTGTAATACTGCGCCTCTACCAGCGCTATTCGCAAACGCTCAATGCAGGGCCACGGGTCGCGCAGCTCGGTGGAGAAGTCTTGGAATGGTGCGGGGTGAAAGTCGGTCATCGCTCGACCTCCTGCTCAAGAGCAAAGACAAGCGCAGGCGGAAAGTACACATCGGGGTTGCCGGTCATCCACGCCGCCACTTCGCGAATCGCGGCGCGTGCTTCGGGTTCCCAGTTGATGGGCTCGTCGTCTCGGCCGATGGCACGGGCCACCCGGTCAACCAGCGAACTCCTAATTTGGCTTGGATTAGGAGTTGGCTTGGAGTCCTCGTTGTCAGGCAGCAGGGCGGTAAAGAATTTCAGGCGGTCTGGTGCAAGCGAGGCGCAGGTGTTGGCCAATCGCAGGTGGTCTATGCGCCACTGCTTGGAGTTGGCCTCCAGCGCCTCAATGCGGGCGCAAAGTTCAAGGAGGCAGGCCCGGGTATCGGAAGCAAATGCTCCGGCATCAGCCCATTGTTCGGGTGTTGCTCTGTAGTCAGTCATTCGGTGATTTCGTTGATGACAGCGTGTTCGCCAATGATGCGCAGAGCGGCCTCGTTGTAGGCCAAGGCCGCCTCGCGCTCGGTGGCATGGTTACCGAGGTAGTAGCGCCCACCCCGGTAACCCAGTGCTGCCCGCCACGGCAGCTTGGGATTGTTGCTACGCGACACACCTCGATAAACGCTGGCGCGGTTGGCAGGCCGCGGCCGATTGGCCATCGACAGGTAGTAAGCCTCCTTGGTGCCGCTGCAGTTGAAGTACCCCACGAACTTATGTCGAGTGTAACACTAGTCTACAGGGACACCAAGGATTTCGGGCTGGAGGTCAGTCATGACGGACACGTCCGCCCCATGCCGCAACGCCTGCCCCACTAGGTAGTGGAACGAATCCACGGCATCCTCGTCACACTCGATCTGGTACTCCTCGACCTCGCAGGCCCTCCCGCGCTTGAACCAGCAGATCCGCACCACAGCCAGGAGATGGTCTGGCGTGGTGGTGACGTTGTAGTCCAGCATCGGCCTACGGGGTTTTTTCGGACGAGGCTTGGACACGGGGGGATCCCTCCAAAACAGCCATGCGGCAACCCGCATAAGCCCTAGGAAAAAGTTAGGCGCGTTAAACACCGGTAACTCTGACCTCTGTGAGTTGGGCGTAGACCTCGGCGCGTTCGGCCTCCGGCAGTGTTTCCAGCTGGCGCTGTGCTTCGTGAGCAACCAACACAGCGAGAAGGTTGGAGACCTTTCGCATGGTCCGCTTAGACAGCCACTCCAGCTCGTTCGCAGTCACGTCATTGCAAGAAAAAGTGATGCGGTTCATAAAAAGGCATACGAACCGCACCACTATACGACTAATCCCACATCCGTGCAGCTTCCTGCATCAGCTGATCCAGCTCATCCGGGCTGCGCTCCTCAGTTGAGGTGGAATCCCCTCGCGTGAATATCGGGGTGTCCTGCTGTCCCAAACTCTGAGAGTCGTTGCGCTGCAACGCATCTGCCGGATTTACCTGTCCCAGTTTGTCCTGTTTTGTCCCAACCTGTCCTTTTGGTGTCCCAGAGGCGGGTTTGGGACAACTTGGGACAAAATCGGACAAAACGGGACAACCCATTTCCTCAGATCCAGCTCCAGCACTGGATTCTTCCTCTTTGGGACAGCTAACACCTCCTCCCCCCCTGTGCGCGAGGACTGCGTAATACCTCTTACTGGAACGATCCCCCTCAACAGCCACCAGTTTCCGATCGACCAACCGTTGGAGCGACTTGGCAATGGCGCTGACGCTTCCACCAAGTAGTGGATCCGCATTCAGCTCCGCCTTGGTCATCGGCACTGCCTTTGTCCGCAGGCGCTGGAGCACCCGGTCAATGATCGAAGCCGGACCCGCCGTATCCATGTCATCCGCCGGCGGCAGATCCTGCAGCGAGAAGGTCAGGTCTTCCTTCTGGCGCAGGATCAGTTGCTTGCCCTCGTTCCCCTCCCGGCTCTTCCCGATGGTGATAAGCCGCGCAGAGGCCCCTACACGCTCCAGCTCGGCCTTCTCCGGGCGTCGGATGCCCCAAGACTCATCCACGGCATCCTGAAGCGCTGTGGTGCCCCTGAAGTCGCCAGTCTTGGAAGCGTGGTGGATGAAGACGATGGTGGTTGCCGGGAAGCTCTCGCCGTTCTCGGCGCTGTACCAGTAGATCGGCTCGGCGTACTCGGCCTTGTTCTGGTCAAAGGCACAGCCCCGCATACAGGCCGTCACTGAATCCCACACCACGAGCTTGGGGCGATGCTCCTCGATCTGCTGGATAAACCACGGGTACCAAAGCATCGAAACTTTGTTCCGGACAATTACGGGATCGTCCGCCGTGAAATCCAAATCCTCAAACTGCTTCCGAATCCGGCGGCTGTTCTGGTCTCCGTTCAACCAAAGCACCGTGCCCTGTTCAACTGGAACCTCCTGTCCCCTAACCGAAAAAGGCGTCCCCCTGGCGATGTGCTGAGCCAAGGTCAAGACAGCCATCGTTTTGCCACAGCCACCACGACCGTGCATCAACACAGTCCCCGGCTTAGGCAACAGCTCTGGAATCAGGTACTCAATCGGCGTTTCTTCAGTAGCAAAAATCTCTTGCAAAGAGCCTCCATGCGAACCACGGCGAAACTCCTGATCAGCAATTAACAGCCGCACCACAGCCGCTGCATCGCGGTAACCAGCCTCCTGCGCAATTTCATGCAGCTTGTGCTGCACTTCGGACGGGTTAGGCAGTTTCATGGCCGCCTCAGCCCGCTTGACGATTTCTTCGTGCGAAAGACCGACGGTACGGAACCGCTGCACCCGGTCCTGCTCAGCCTCGGTAACGATCTTGCGCAGATCCTCCGACAACCACACACGACCCGGCATCTGCTGGTCCGCCATCCAAAACAGCGTCCCAAGGCTCACCGGCCCCTTCCGAAAGCTCTTCCACACCTCCTCACAGGGGTTGGCACCAGCCCACTCATCGGCGTACTCAGGATCCTCAGCCGACCACGCCGCCCACAACGTCAACCCCAAATCAGTGGGCAGCTCGCTGTGGATCGCCATGCCCACCTTGACCCAATGATCCCGGCTACCAGCTCCCTGCCCTGGAATCACCCGCAAGGCGGACTGCACAATCTCAGCCACCTCAGCCGGGTCTCGATCCGAGAAATCCAGCGCCTTGCGGTTCTTAATGAAGCCACCATCGGCCACCTCTTTCCCGCAGCGCTCGCGCATCTCCGCCAGCAACCACGCTGGAGCCTCTGGAATGACCTCCAGATCGCCCTCAAAGCCGTACTGCCCCTCTGGCGCCTTCCCATCGTTAGAGCCCGGATAAGCCCCGTACAGAAGCCCCTGGCGCCCCCACAGCACCTCATACCCAGCCCCTGTATCCGACAGTCCAAAACCCTGTACCTCAGCCCACAGCGCCTCAGGCACCCGGAACAGGTACTTCGCCGCATTGGCCTTGGTGGACGTAACGACTGGAGCACCTTCCAGCGTCTCCCCCCACTTTTTCTTGAGACGGCTGAGATTCCGATCCACATCGAGAATCACGAGTCCCGCACTGCGAGGCCCGGTAAATACACCGACCGCCCGAAACACATCCGGCTTCCGCTCGATCTGGAGCACCACGTCAGCCGGCCCCATCACCTGATGGTGACTCCGCTCCAACGGCGCCTTGCCCTTACTTTCCTTACCGGACTGGAGCTTGCTGCCAGCCCTGTAAATCGGCGCATACGCCATGCCCACGGGCAACTGGCGCACAAAATTCAATAGCTGTTGCGTCTCACTGGACACAGTGGTAGACTCCTACACGAGAATGTTCACTCCGCCCCACCGCCTTCTGGCAGTGGGGCGTTTTTGTAGGGTAGCCCCCTGCGTCAACCCGTGCTACTGTAGTAGACGTTGCCACTCAGGCGACCATCAAACACCAGTAACCGCAATGGGTTTCCTTTCCAAGCAAGCATCAGCCAACGTCTCCAGCTCCGGCAGCGGCGGCGGCTACCTGCAAGTCTCCAAACTCCCCGATGGCGGCAGCGTCCGCTTCGCCCTGCTGTCCGACACCCCCCTCGAGTTCTATGAGTGCTGGGGCACCTGCGACGGCGCCACCAAGCCCTTCCGCTTCGACCACGAACCCACCGAAGGTGACCTCAAGGTGGAAATGGGCGACTTCGAGCCCCGCGAAGGCCGTGGCGGCCCTGGCACTGCCGACGTGAAATTCGCCATCGCCGTCCCCGTCTACAACTTCGACACCGGTAACGTCCAAGTCCTCTCCCTAACCCAAAAGTCCATCCTCAAAGAGCTGGACTCGATCAGCCAAATGGAGGATTACGACGACTTGCTTGCCTGGGACTTCAGCCTCAGCAAAAAAGGCTCCGGTCTCCTGACTGAGTACACGCTGCGTCCCGTCCCTCGCAAGAAAGGCGCCCAAGAGCACATCGACGCTGCCTGGATCGAGGCCAAATCAGCCGGTTTCGACTTGGAGCGCCTGCTGACTGGCGGCAACCCATTCAAGGCTGCCTGAAATGAAGGTGCTCGTTGCCTGTGAATACAGCGGACGAGTGCGTGATGCTTTCGCAGCTCAAGGCCACTACGCTTTGAGCTGCGATTTACTTCCCACAGAGTCACCGGGGCATCACTACCAAGGCGACATCACTGCCTTGCTGCACTCAGACCATGACTGGGACATGCTAATCGCCTTCCCTCCCTGCACCTACTTAGCTGCTTCTGGGATGCATTGGACCACAAGGGGTATCCGTGATCCACAGCTAACAGAAGACGCTCTAAGTTTTGTCGAGCTGCTACTCAATGCGCCGATTAAATACATTGCGTTAGAAAATCCCATAGGTTGCATCTCTAGCCGCATAAGAAAACCCGATCAATACATTCATCCTTGGCAATTCGGACACCAAGAATCTAAAAAGACCTGTTTATGGCTCAAAAATTTACCCTTATTACAGCCCACAGATGTAGTACAGAAGCCTTCTTCCGGCGTATGGTTAAACCAAACTCCATCCGGGCAAAACAAACTGGGACCCTCAGCCACTCGCGCCAAACAGCGCAGCCTTACCTACACAGGTATTGCTCAAGCCATGGCAAACCAGTGGGGCACCCTTGGTTGATCCCCGCCTTTGCGCGGGGTTTTATCTTATGGGCCACTACTTTGACACTTTACAGGCGCGTATCCTGCAAAAATCTAGAAGCACAAACTGGGAAAAGGCTGTGCTGGAGTGGGAAGTGGAAAGCATGTATGAAGATCCCGAAGGTATATGCACTTGCGGATACAGCCCGATAACACAACACAATATCCTTTGTAACCGTTACACAAAAGAAAAACTAACCGTGGGACGTATATGCGTAAAACGATTTTTACCCAACAAAGAAGTCGAAAAACTTTGGCAAGCACTGGACAGACTTAAAAACACGCCAGATGCGTCCGTGCCTGCCGTCTTGATTGAGGCAGCAGAGCAAAAGCACTGGTGCGATAAGACTGAATGCGCCTTCTTACGGAAGATCCGCTGCAAACGCAACATCAGCCCTAAACAAAGGGCCTGGCGCAACCGCTTAACCCGCCGGATTTTGTACCAAGCCCTATGGAAAGCTTGACAGTGATGATAGAATCCTTTTGGGAAAGAATATCCAAATGGCCTCCAACACACAAGACACCTTGGCAGCACTAAGGAAAAGGAGGCTGGTACAAGACAATTCAGGCCCCTTCCGGGTCTATCGGGACTCAACAGGCACCATATACCATAGTGTTACACACATCTTAAAGGAAACTAGCGACACCACCGGACTGGAGCGCTGGGTCGCCCGCCTCGGCGAGGTCGAAGCCACCCAACAACGTAATGTTGCTGCCAACCGGGGCAACATGGCCCACAACCAAGCCGAGTATCTTCTCAAAACCGCCCAACGACTGGCACGTTCTACCGCCAACAAGCGCAACGCCATTCACTGGGACGACAACGGCCTGGCTCGCATTCCCACCCCCATCACCCAGTGGGCCCTCGGCAAGGTCCACCCCAACATCCCCCGTGTTGGCTGGAGCGCCTCAGGCTTCGCCCGCGGCCTGTCCGGCTGGATTTCCGAGAACGTCACCGAAATTTTTGCAAGTGAGTTTTCTATTCACCATCCTGCAGGATTTGCAGGCACTTGTGATGCTTTAGTGGGTGTAAAAAACAGTGCTTTAGTCCTAATGGACTGGAAAACTAGCGTTTCAAAAAAGACAAAAGAAAACGAAGACGGCTTGGAACGTCTACCTACAAATCACAGCTACATCGACCAATGCGGGGCCTATTCACTGGGACTTAAACACTTAACCGGCCTAAAACCTACTGGCGCAGCTGTGGTTTTAGCACGACGTTGCGGTAAACCAAACGTTCATTGGATGTCGCAAGCCGAACTAGAACAAGCCGAACATTCATTCATGGCACGAGTACAGCAATATTTCGACAAACTCGCGAATCCCATTCAGGTCTCAGACTGAGATTCACTGGTACAATGGTTGCCTGAGCGTGGCTGGAACCACCTCAGGCCGGACAACCTCTCTCACAGGCCGTCATGTCACAGTCTAACGTGCGTCCTCCCGTGGAGGATCTGTGGGAAAAGTATTCCTACAACCCATTCACTGGGACGCTTCATCGCCGCGATAACGACCGCCCACTGAGAGGCAATCGCTGCAGTAGAAGCCACCAACTTTCCATTCATGGAACAGCTCGCCATCCTTACGGTGTGGTGGTATTTGCGTGGGTAAACGGTCGTTGGCCCATTCAAGGGATGGAGATTGATCATATTGACCGCAACCCATTCAACCAGCGCTGGTACAACTTACGCGAAGTAACTAGGCGGCAGAACATGCAGAACACTAGGCGAGCCCGTGGTGGAGCATTTAAAAGCGGCCACCGCTGGTACGCCTATATTCAAGTATCCGGTCAAACGCAAAAGTTAGGTAGTTTCATTACTGAAAAAGAGGCACGAGCAGCCTATTTAACTGCTTGTGCCTCTAAAGGGCTGGCATATTTGCCCGAGCTGGTACGGGATCTTAGCGGATCGTGACGGTCGCCACACCATCCAGTGGGACGCCCAACCTATGGGCAGCTCCTGCGGATAGATCCACCGAAGCGCAGTCACACCTGTCTGTGACTGGGACGGTAAGGGTCCGTCCCTGGTGCTGAATCCTCAAGCGTGTGCCGCAAGGCAACCAGGGGTGAGCCGCGCTCACCCCCCAGTGCTGGTACGTCTGCCCACAGGCTGTTTGACGGCCGTGGTACCAGCCGTCGTACACCGTGGCGGTTACTTGCCGCGCGTGTGCCTGGAGTCCTGCCACCAGCCAAAGAAGGGCAAGCCGCTTCATACCGCCCCCTTAGCACTGGAGCCCTTGCGGGAGGGTTTGGCGATGCCTGCATCGGACCGCACCTTGCGGGGGGATCCTTTGCCGGCTTTAGTCCGGGTGGCTGGTGCGCGGCTCGCTTCGCTCACCGCAACTGCTGGAGCATCCCCACTAGTTGCGCGCGGAAAAATTCCCGTAGCCTGTGGAAAAAGTTCTGACGGCAAATCCGCCCCGCCGTTCAGGGTCTGGCACTGCCGCCAGTAGGGCACCAGCTCCCGCCACAGCTGCAGCGGGCCCTCTTTACCTAGTTCGGCCTGGAGTGCCAGCAGGTCTGCCCAGTCCGAAGCTTCCAGCCTGGAGCGTTCGACTGCCCATCGCAAGTCGCGATGGTGCCGCTTCATAAGGCGCAAGTGCTCCCGTTCAGCTTCTCGGGCCTCTCTCTGCTGGCCTCTTGTAGTCCACTCTCCACCACTCACGGTGTCGCCTCCCTGGGTTTGGGTGTGCCGTGTAACACTACCACCACAGGCAAGCGGCCAAGCCAGTCTGTGAAGTTACACAACAACGGCAGCTGACGGCCTGGGGTTGGGGCGATGATGGCGGGGCACCAAGGGAAACCACCCCATGCAAACCGCAACACCGACCACACAAGACCACGCCTTCTTCGCAGGCCGTGCCTGCCTGGAGCGTATCGGCACCCTCTGGGAGTTGGGCACCTTTGCCGAACGTCCCTATGCTGGCGACCTAGAGGATCTCAGCCCTGCCGCTCGTGAGATGGCGGACGATGAGGCCTGGGATGTCAGGGGGGATCGCGTCCTACTGGCTGAGCAGATTAGGGATCACGTGACGGAGATTCCCTTGTCTCTGCTGGTGCGGTCCGATTGGCACGTACCCGGAGGCGAGTCCACCTATTCCCAGTTTGAACTGCTGCTCAGCACTGGTGGTCCTGCCGTGAGGATCCTGGGAGAACTGGATTCATACTGCGAGCCCTACCGGCCAGCCCTGCAGTTCTCTGACTGGGGCGTCAGCTGGACTGACCATCCCGAGTCCAACGTTGATTCCCTGTTGTGGTTCGCCGGTCAGTTCTACTACGGCGAGGGTTGAGCCCTTACCACTGAATTACGGCCCGGCCTAGTGTCGGGCCTTTTCTGTGGCCTACACTGGAGAAAATGCAAAGGTTAACAGTGAGCGACCAACAAGGCGCAGAATCTAATGCTGACGCGCTGGAAGTTGGCGCGGGTGAAGTTACCAAGCCTACGAATGTTGGTAACGATGAATCTAAGCGTTGGCGAGGAGGTAAAGGCTCCGAGCTGAGAATGGAGGAGCGTATGAATTACGCGTATAGCTTATTGCTGGAGGGGAATACGCGTCGCGCTAATGCTCAATTGATCGCCGATCGCTTCGGTGTGTCTATTCGTACGGCTGATGCAGACATCACTCGTGCCATGGAGATTCTCCGAACGGAGAATTCTGAGAATCGCGATTCAATCCTGAACCAAGTGTTGGCGATGCGACTTGCTACCGCCAAACGTGCTATGAAGCGCGGCAACTTCCAAGTGGTGGCGCACCTGTTGGACTCCATCGGTCGTGCTGCTGGCGAGCTGAGCACCGAACAGGCAGCCGCTGCAGCGCCCACACTGCAAATCACGGTGGAAGACAAGCGGCAAGCATGAGACCCGCGAGACTCACTCCCACTGTTAAGTGATACAACAGAGGCCCTGGCCACGTGCTAGGGCTGTTCTATTGTCAGTGAGTACCACGCCAAACCAAGGCATGACTGATCGCATCCTCACCGCTGCCGCTCTGCTCACTGTTGCTGCCCTGGTGGCGATGGGCTACGACAACCAGCGAGTGCTGGCCCGTTGCGAGGCCTCTGGCACCAGTGCCGAACAGTGCCGTCTTGTTGTTCTGGGACGCTAGTACGTCCGCACTACGTTACAGAGTGTGACAGTAGGGGCCCATGGTGGGCCCCCAGTGTGCTACACTAACAGAGTCAACCAGGCAGATCCCGCCATGACATTCGCCACAGCCGCCGCGCTCCTCCTAGCGCTGATCCTCCTCCCACTGATCGTGCTGGCGTGGGCCAGCGAGTCTCGCCAACAGCGTGCCAAGCGCTGGCGCAAGGCAGGCCTGACGCAACAAGCCATTGCCGACCGCCTAGGCGTCAGCCGCTCCACCGCACGGCGCCTACTGGCGGGCTAGTACAAGTGAACCAGGGGTAGGGTTCAGCGATTGTGGGGGCGAAGCTACACCTAGGGAACCTACTGACACATCCTCGTTTTCTTCTACTGTCACACAAGGGGGCAGGGGTTCGATTCCTGTAATACCCTAGAAGGTACCCCCCTACTACAAAATGGCCGATTCTGCTGGAGCCCTTACCCTTCGCCACGCCCAAGGTGAGGTATTTACCAGCCGAAAACGCTTCCGCGTCCTCGTTGCAGGCCGCCGCTTCGGCAAAAGCTACCTCTCCTGCATCGAACTCTTGCGTGGAGCAATCGAAAAACCGGGCGAAACCTTTTTCTACTGCGCCCCAACGTACCGAATGGCGAAGGACATCGCCTGGAAAGCCCTCAAAAAACTCGTCCCCCGCGCCTGGATCAAGTCAAAGAACGAAACCGACCTCAAGCTGGAACTTGTCAACGGCTCCACCATTGAATTAAAGGGCACCGAAAACGCAATGGCCCTGCGCGGCCGCAGCCTTTCGGGCGTCGTCCTCGACGAAGCCGCCTTCATGGACCCCGAAGTCTGGTTCGAGGTGATCCGCCCCGCCCTCGCCGACAAACAAGGCTGGGCCCTCTTCATCTCCACCCCGGACGGCACCGCCAGCTGGTTCTACGACCTCTGGTGTTACGCCGACGAAGGCGATTCCAACTGGAGCCGCTGGCAATTCACCACTATCGACGGCGATAACGTCCCACCGGAAGAAATCGAGGCTGCCCGCAGCCAACTCGACCCCCGCACCTTCCGCCAAGAATTTGAAGCCAGTTTCGAAAACCTCTCCGGCCTCGTCGCCATCAGCTTCTCGGACGAAAACATCGACAAGGTGGTCCAAGACCTGCCCGTTTTACCCCTCTTGCTGGGGGTGGACTTCAACATCGACCCAATGTCCGGCATCTGCGCGGTGAAAAAAGGCGATGTCCTCTGGGTCTTCGACGAAATCATCATGACCGGCGGCGCCACCACCTGGGATTTCTGCGAGGAAGTCCAATCCCGCTATGGCGTGGAGCGCCGCATTATTGCCTGCCCCGACCCCACGGGCGGCGCCCGCAAAACCGCCGGCGTTGGCGCCACCGACCACAACATTTTGCGCAAATCCGGCTTCACCGTCTCCAGCCCCCGTTCCCCCTGGAAAATCCGCGACAAAATCACCTGCGTCAACACCGCCCTCCTCGATGCCTCTGGAACCCGCCGCCTTTTCATCCACCCCCGCTGCAAAGAACTAATCAAATCCCTCCGCACGCTGACCTACGCCCCCGGCACGGGCCTCCCCAACAAAAACCTCGGCGTAGACCACGCCTTCGACGCCCTGGGATATCTCTGCCTACAGACCTTCAACCTTGCCAAACCAGAATCCATGGCCCCAACCAACTATCGTGTGTGGTAACTACCGCTAAGACCATGGCCAAAAAACAAACCAAGGCCCAAAAAAAGGTCAGCAAAGTTATGCGCGAGTACGGCAAGGGCGAACTGCACTCGGGTAGCAAAAAAGGCCCCGTCGTCAAGTCCCGCAAACAGGCAATCGCCATCGCTATGAGCGAGGCTGGCATGGCCAAACCCAAGAAAAAAGGTAAGAAGTGATGGCTAAGCGCGGTCTTTATAGCAATATCGCCGCCAAACGCAAGCGCATCGCTGCCGGCAGCGGCGAAACCATGCGCAAGCCTGGCACCAAAGGCGCCCCCACCGCCGCCGCCTTCAAAGCCGCGGCCAAAACCGCCAAAAAGCCCAAAAAATAACCCCTTTACCCGCTCCGAGGCCCCTCGTGCAGCTAATCCAATCCACCTCCATCACCGGCGCCTACCCCTTCGGCACCACCGCAGGCGCCTCCTCCTCCTCTGCTGCTGGGGTGTACGACGCATTCGGCCGCGTCCGCACATCTAGCCCCCTCACTCTTTTCGACTCCAGCCACCGTTACCACGACAACGGCCTCTGGAGCACCTCGACCGCAACCGGCGGCACCTCCACTTTTGACGCCAGCGCCGGCCTCGTCAACCTCGCCGTAACCACCTCTTCCGGCTCCTCGGTTATCCGCGAAACCACCAAATGTTTCTCCTACCAGCCAGGCAAATCCCTGCTGGTGATGTCCACCTTCACGCTTAATCCTGCCAAAACCAACCTCCGCCAGCGCATCGGCTACTACGGCGCCGACAACGGCATGTACCTAGAGCTGAACAACACCACCCTTTCCTTCGTCGAACGCAGCTCCTCCACCGGCTCCCTACTCGAAACCCGCGTCGCCCAATCCGACTGGAACATCGACCCCCTCAACGGAACCGGCCCCTCCAATCTCACCCTCGACCCCACGAAATCCCAAATCCTGTGGATGGACATCGAGTGGCTGGGACTTGGCACCGTCCGCATGGGCTTCATCATTAACGGCAAATTTGTCCACTGCCATTCTTTCCACCACGCCAACATCATCACCTCCACCTATATCACCACCGCTTCCCTTCCCCTCCGCTACGAAATCACCAACACCGCTGCCACGGCCAGCGCCAGCACCCTCAAACAAGTCTGTTCCACCGTCCTTTCCGAAGGCGGCTACGAACTCCGCGGCCTCCAACAAGCCATCGGCACTCCCATTAACACCCCTGCAAGCCTCGCAACCGTTGGCACCTACTACCCCGTCATCTCCCTCCGCCTAAAGAGCACCGCCCTCGACGCCATCGTCATCCTTACCGCCATCTCCATCCTCGGCACTACAACCAACACCAACTACAACTGGCGCGTCGTCGCCAGCCCCACCACAACCGGCGGCACCTGGGTAAGCGCCGGCACCAACTCCTCCGTCGAATACAACCTCACTGGCACAGCTACCACCGGCGGCCGCATCCTTGCCCAAGGTTATTTCAGCGCCTCCACCCAAAGTTCTCCCAGCATCGACATCCTCAAAGAAGCCCTCTTCAAATTCCAGCTGGAACGCGACGGCTTGACCGCCACTCCTTATGAACTGAGCCTTGTACTGACAGGCAGTACGTCAACGTGTAATGTCCACGCATCCATGGACTGGGAGGAAATCAGCCGCTAATGACAATCCAAACCGTAACTGGCGGCTGCATCCACATCGACATCGATGCTGAGGACGGCCTCACCCACGCCACCTTCGCCTTCAAAACCCCATCCCTGCCCGAAACATTAGGCGGCTTTATCACCATGCTCGCCCAAGGCATCGAAGTGCTGGTGCCCATCGCCGACCCCGACGACGAAGAAGAAGACGAGGATTGATGCCAAAATAAGTACAAAGTAGGAGTCAAACCGTGGTCTACAGCGCCAACATCCCCCCGACTGGCGCCGTAGTCAGCGAATCCCCCTTCGTCCGCAACCTGGACGTAATCGCGATGATGCCCGACTGGGGCGTGATGGCTGCCGTCACCCGCGGCACCAACTACATCCGCGACCTGGCCGAAACCTACCTGCCACAGGAACCTCGCGAGGACGACGACGCCTACGAAACCCGCGTCGCCCGCAGCGTCCTCAGCCCCTACACCAGCCGCCTAGTCGAAACTGCTGCTGGCGCCATCCTGCGCAAACCCATCCACATCGAAGGCGACCCTTACTGGCTGGAACTCGCCGAAAACATCGACGGCCTTGGCTCCAGCATCAACGAGTACGCCCGCCGGGCACTGGTAAGCAGCCTGACCTACGGCCACAGTGCAATTTTGGTGGACTACCCCGCCGCCACCGACGCCCTGAACTTGGCCGAAGAACGTGCGATGGGCCGCCGCCCCTACTTTGTCCACGTAGACGCCCCCCAGATCTGGGGCTGGCGCAAAGAATCTGGCACCAACCGCCTCCTGCAGGTCCGCATCCACGACTACGACGTTCGCCCGCTAAACGAATTCGGCGAAGAACAGATCGAGCAAATGCGGGTGATCTACCCCGGCCGCTACGACCTCTACACCCTCGGCCAGGAAGTCGTCGAATTCAGCGAAACCGGCGACTACAGCCTCCCCGAAATTCCACTGGTTCCGATCTACAGCAACCGCCGCGGCCTGCTGGTATCCCAACCCCCACTCCTCGACATCGCCAACCTGAACATCACCCACTACCAACGCCAAGCCGACCTGATCCACGCTCTCCACATTGCCGCCATGCCCACCCTTGTCCTCGAGGGCTGGGACGACACCACCGGTAGCGCCTCCATGGGTGTCAACTACGCCATTGCCATGCAACCGGGCAACAAGGCGTACTACGTCCAAGCCGACGCCACCAGCTTCGACGCCCAAATGAACGAACTCCAATCCTTGGAGTCTCAAATGTCCACGTTGGGCGTCACCAAACTCTTCGGCCAGAAGTTCGTCGCCGAGTCCGCCGAGGCCAAGCGCATCGACCAAGCCCAATCCAACAGCGTCCTTTCAATCATCAGCCAAGAGTTGGAGTCTGCCCTCAACCAAGCCTTCGCCTTCGCCGCCCAATACGTCGGCTTGGAACCACCCGAAATCACCATCGACCGCGACTTCGACTTCTACCGTCTAATCGGCCAAGACATCGCAGTTTTGACCCAACTCAACCAGCTCGGCAAGATCAGCGACTCCCTGCTGCTGGAGATCCTGCGCCGCGGCGAAATCCTCCCGGACAACATCAACATTGAAGACGAAGAGGAAGCTGCCGGCAAACCCGCCTTGGAACTCACCGAGGAAGCCAGTTCAGTCGAAGAACCGGATAGCGAAGACTCCATGGACGAAATGGAAGTTGCCTCCTAGTACCCTTGTAGACTAGAAGCGTCCCTGTAACACATAATCGTGCCCGAAGATCAACTTATGCCTCCTACTCCCGTGGAGTCTGCGGCATCCCAGCCTGTGGCTGACACTTCGGACCTTGCCCAACAACTGGAGGCCCTTCGTGCGAAGAACGCCGAGCTTATCGGCGAGCGCCGCAAGGACCGCGAAACCCGCGAAACCCTCCAGAAACAACTAGACGCCCTATCTGCTGCCCAACAAGAAGCCAAAACCCAACAACTTGCCCAATCCGGCGAATACAAAACTCTCTGGGAAGAAGCCCAACAAACCGTTGCCGACCTCAAGCAACAACTTGCTGCAAAAGAAGCCGAAACCGAGCAAATCCGCCAAGGCTACACACAGGAACAAATCAAATCCGCCACCATCGCCCAGCTGTCTAACGCTGGTGCATTAGCACCCGATCAGCTGTATCGTTTACTTCAGGAGAACCTTCGCGCCAAAGACGGTCAGCCTGTGGCTGTCGCCGGCGGCGTGGAAGTTCAGATCGGCGAGTACATCGCCAATCTCAAAAATCCCGGTAGCGGCTACGAACATCACTTCGCAGCAACCAACCGGGCGGGAATGGGCGTAGCAGGCAGTGCCCGCACCAGCTCACTTCCCGGCCAATCCAACCCTTGGCAAAAGGACAACTGGAACATCACTCAACAGATGCTCCTCCTTAGCCAAGACCCCGACAAGGCCCGCCTCCTCAAAGCAGAAGCCGGCGCCTAGCCCCTGTGGGGCACATCCCCAACCATGACTCCACTGGAGCTATCCAATGTCTGCTTCTAACAGCAACTTCGGGGGAACTTTCCTCTCGAACCTCGTTACCCGCCCCGAATTTCTCCAGTACACCGCCGAGGGCATCTTCGAGCAATCGAAGTGGATCCAAAGCGGCATTGTGCAGCGTAACGCTGCCCTGGATGCCCGCGCCGGTGGGACCCGCGTACGCGTGCCTTTCTTCGACCCCATCGCCCCGACCGAAACCCAGATCCTGTCCACCTCCAGCTGGAACGGCGGCCTGGGCTATCTGACCGCACAGAACGTGACTGCCGACGAGCAGATCATGACTCTGCTGCATCGCGGTTTCGCCTACGCGGCCGACGATCTCAGCAAGCTGGGCTCTGGCGCCGACCCCCTCGCCCACGTCCGCAACCAACTGTCTGCAGCCATTAACAAGCTGAAGACCGCCACCTTGGCTGCCCAACTGCTGGGTCTGTTCGGTGGCATTAGCGGCGCCGGCGTGCTCGGCCCCAACCAAAGCAACAAAACGTTTGCTGGTGTCCCCGGTTCGATGACCGAGGCCAACTTCCTGAACGTGGCCAACGTGGTTGGCACCAAGGCACTGCTGGGTGAGCGCGGCGACGAACTCGACGCCATCGCCATGCACTCCAACGTGGCCTACTACCTGCAACAGGTGGGGATGCTCGTTTTCAGCACCTCCGCTCTGTCCACCGGTGGTGCCATCACCTGGGGCGGCGGCGGTGTGGGCGTAACCGCAGCTGAAGTCGCCACCTTCGCGGGCCTCCGCGTGGTAATCGACGACCAGCTGACCGCTCTGACCGGCGGCACCTCCACCCACGCCAAGAAGTACCCCGTGTACCTCTTCAAGTCGGGTGTGGTTTCCGAGGGCATTCAACAGGATCTGCGCCTTGGCGCCGACCGCAACATCCTGTCCATGCAGGACATCCTGGCTGTGGACTACCACTACGGTTACCACATCACTGGTACCAAGTGGGCCGTCGCCGGCGACAACCCGACCAACGCTGCCACCACCGGCAACCTGGCCGACACCGCCAGCTGGAACCTCGTGTACAGCACCACCAAGCAAGTGCCCATCGCTCGCCTGCTGGTAAACACCCCCTTCGATACCACCGCATACTGATCTCCAGTACGCGCCAAAACAAAGGCCCCCAAACCGGGGGCCTTTTCTTTTGCCTATTTACTCAACCTTCAATCTCCCCAATCCTGATTTTCTCCTGATATTCAAAAATCGTTGGCGCCCTACCCACCAACTTATACGAATGACTCAGCAACTCACGAAACACATGCGGACTCACGGCAAGTTCCTGCTGGATCGTCTCAGCATCTACACCAGCAGCAAACTGCTCCCGAATAGCAGCAGCAACAACCTCCAGCGACCTTACCTCCTTACCGGGCAATGCAGAAGGTGCTTTCGCTTCTAGGCTGCCTTCAGTGCTGGCAGTTTTGCGGATAGCCATGAGTACAGTGCGTCTCTTCGTACTACAGAATAACCGCCGTTCCTTCATTGATGTCCCTTACGGCCAACACCTAGAGACGCAAGCCGAACTCGAAATGACTGGCGCCGACGTGTACCACGCCGCTCTGCTCAGCTCCCCACCCAAATCAAGAAAATTCTCCACTGGAGCTAGACTCAAGAAAAGACTGTATTGATTCGTGGCTGCAGTAATCGACGCCACTCTTAGCGGGGCCGCAGCCAACAGCTACGTGACGCTTGCTGCTGCCAACGCCTACTTCGAAACGGTCCCCGACTCCAGCACCTGGGTCAACAAAACCGACGACCAGAAAAACCGCGCCCTGATCTCCGCAACCCGCTGGATCGACGCCTTGAGCTTTTACGGCGACCGCTGCACCGAAACCCAAGCCCTCAAGTGGCCCCGCGACAACTACACGGTTGACGGCATCGCCCTCGCCTGCACGCTGATTCCTGACGGAATCAAAACTGCTACTTACGAACTCGCCCGCGCCTTTGCCAACGACACCACCGCCATCACCGGCACCACTGGCACCACGGGCATCTACGACGAAGTAGAACTCGGCGAACTCAAAGTCAAATACAACAAATCTTCCCAAACCAGCGGCGTCATCAACAACGTCTTTGACGTTTACCCCTGGCTCCAAACCTACCTCGGCGCCTACTGCATGGGCGGCGCTTCTAACTACGCCGTCCGTCTGTTCCGCAACTGATGTCCCGCATAGACGACACCTTTGCTGCCGTACCCCCTGCCCTCCTACGCCAGTGGGGCCAAGACATCACGTACATCAAAACCGCTACACCCCGCACCTACAACCCCACTACTGGAGCAGTCACTGGATCCGACACTTCCGTCACCGTTCGTGCCGTCATCACCCGCGTCAATCCCCGTGAATCTGAAGGTCTGTATCAAACAACTGATCTCAAAATCATCATTGGCGCTGCTGAGCTTGGCACGTATTACCCGACCGAAGCCGACCGTGTGCAGTATCCACAAGATGGCGTCACACGGGAGGCCAAGATTGTCGCCATCACCAGCTATCGCGGCGATAACCCGGTTCTCCACACTCTGATCGCGAGGCCCCAGTAATGGCTCGGCGCATCGGCACACGCCGCAATGATGTAAGAAATCTCGGCCCAGACGCCTTGGCCGCCATCAACCAAGCGTGCCGCCAAGCTGCCGTAGAGATCATGAACGATCTCGGAAAACAAGGCCCTGCGTATTCAGGCGAATTTCGCGACAGCTGGGTAGCCATTCCAGCAGGTTCTGGTGCAAGTGGGCGTAGCGGTGGCGAATACCCGTATCAAATCGAAGACGTACCTGAGCTATCCACGACGCGACGGGAAGTGGCCCGAGCGACAAAATTTGTAATCGAAAACACCCAACCTTACGCCGAATATGCACTGGACTTAAAAGAGGGCAAATTTTATCCTCCCGATGAGTTTGGCCCGATAAAATCTCCAGTAAAAGAAGGCAGTCGTCCTTCAGGCACGTCAAAACGCGGCGACGTTCAAACGGGCACTGGAGAAGCAAAAAGCACCGCTGAACTCGACTGGTACATCACCTATACACAAGGCGGAGGTATGCAAAAAGCTCTAGAACGAGGAGTAAAACTGGGGTTTAAACCATGAACTACCAAACCATCCGCGCTGCCGTTGAAAACCCCTTACTTTCCGCGTTTGGCGCACTGGTACCGGCCGTCCCGGTCTATTTCGACAACATCACGGCCGTCCCACCTAATACCACAACCGAATATGTCCGCGTCAACGTGACCTTCGGGCTCACCAACGACCCCACGCTTACTTCCAGCGTGGACAACGCCCGTGGCGCCATCGTCATCCGCGTTTTTACAGAAAAAGGCCGCGGCCCCGCCCGCAACCAAACTCTTATCACCACAGCAGTAAACGTTCTTGAAACACTAAATAACTCCAATAAATCAACCATTGGCGTATTTTTCCGCGTTGGCAGCATCAACGGCCCTTCTTTTTCCTCAACAGAAGAAGCACCTCATTTTGTGGGCCGCCTTGACACCTCTTACACGGCAACTGTGTTGTCGTAGGTAACGCTTTGTACAGGCGCTAACCTGTATTAAGCCGGGCAGTGCCCGCCCCTATCCCATTCTTTGGTACGCCCCATGGCCACCACTGTCCTGTCCGGCACGTCCGGCGCTCTCTACTACAAACCCGCTGGCACCACCGGCACTTTCGGTGAATCCGGTGTCAACGCCTCCACCGATGTAATCACCGTTGCCCCTTACCTGAACTTCAAGGCTGGCGACCCCGTGAAATTCCGTGTGGTGAACAGCCAGACCGGCGGTTCCGGCACCGGCACGCTGCCCGCACCTATCTCCGACGCCACCACCTACTACGTCCTCAGCTACACCGCTGCGACTGGTGCGCTGACCGTCTCCACGTCTGCTGGCGGGACCATTTTGGCCATCACCGACGACGGCACTGCAGCTGCCCCCAACGAGTTCGAGGTTTACTACGCCGAATACGCTGTTGTCGGACAATGCAGGGACTGGGGCTTTGAAATTTCGAGAGCAGAAATCGACGTAACAACCATCGGTCAAACTCCTGGCCAATACGTACCTTTCCGTAGCTACATCAGCGGCTTCGGCGACGGCACCGGCACCGCGACGGTTTACATGACCGACGAAGACGCCGCCCTGTCCAACCGGATGATCGAGGACGTGCTGCAGCGCCAACAAAACGGCGCCGCCTTCAAGCTCTACACCGACCGCGTTTTTAGCGGTGGCACCTTGAGCGAAACCCTCAGCCGCTCCATCGCCTTCGATGCAGTGCTGACTTCGGCCAGCCTGAACATCAACCCCGACGACGCCCAATCGGTGACCGTCAACTTCCGCCCCTCCGGCACCCCTACCTTCGACTTCGCCAAGTCCTGATAGGCTATCGCCGGCCAGATTCAGCAAACCGCCCCAGCCACTTGGGGCTTTTTGCTGTCTAGTCCGCTACAGTAGAAACCATAAACAAGCACCTCTTATGCCTGTTCCAGTTCGCGCCATTGACCGCCTGCGCAAGGCCGCCAACTTGGAGCCCGTCAAAAAGACCGTCGAACTGTCTGACGGCAGCAAATTTGAAATGTGGGTGGCACCCCTGACGATGGCCGAGCGCGAACGCGCCCAAAAGCAAGCCAAGTCTGACGACGCCAACGCCTTTGCCCTCCAACTACTGATCGCCAAAGCCCTTGACGACACTGGCGCCAAGATTTTCAGCATCGGCGAAATCGACGTACTGAAAAACGAAGTCAAGGACAAAGACCTTCAAGCCCTGATGCTGGCAATCCTGACCGACGACGTGGAGCCCATCGACCCAAAATCCTGAGCGCCGAAATCCGAAAGGACACCTGGCTTATGCTCCAATTCGGAGTCGCCAAAGAGCTAGGCAAAACCCTTTCGGAGATCAGCACCACCATGACCGCCGAAGAACTGATCGGCTGGAGCGCCTATTTCAGCATCCTTAACGAGGACCAACAAAAGGAGATGGAAAAAGCCAAACGCCGCCGCTAACCCCGGCGGCTTTTTTGTCGCGTAAACTGAAGCATCGAAGCTACTGGCACGTGGCCAACTACAACGCCAATATCAATCTTACGGTAACTGGACAGAACCGTCTTGATTATATCCTTGCATCAGTAGAAAAACTAGACTCTATCGTATCCAGATTAAAACCTATAAACTTACTGGCTCCTGGAGCAGGCGCTGGTGGTGATGCCATCCGAACTGCTAAAAAGCAACTAGACGATTTTGCCCGTGCTGTAATAAATTTCGAACCTCAAGGAATCCAAAAAAGAGCCAAAGAATTATCTAATACCTTAGCTGGTTCTGCAGCACAAGCGGATGCGCTATCTGTTGCACTTGCTAACGTAGGTCTAAAAAGCGGTACATTTAAAGATCAAGCTGCCGAAGTAAAAAATTATGCACTGGCGTTAGATACAGCAACAAAAAATGCAGACCGCTTGAGCGCCATCAGTCGTAGCGTAACAAGAGGCGCTCGTGTAGAAAACATAGCTTCGCGTTTCGGTACAACATCAGAAGCTGTAGAACAACGGATACTCAATATTCGCAATATACGCTATAAAAAACAAAGAGAGGCTGCTGCCGATGAGTTTATGCAGCAGAAGCGAGCAGAAGATTTTGAACTACGCTTGAACGCTATTTTTGAAAAAAGGCAAAAAGCTAAGCAAGATCGAACAACCGCAGAAAACGTAGCTCTGGGCGCCGGTTTTCCTTTGTTGTTCGGGGCTGGCCCTGGAGCAGTTGTAGGTGGCGCTTTAGGTGGACTTATTCCAGGCAACCCCATGTTGTCTGTTGTAACGAGTGCTGTTGGCGCTCAACTAGATGCTGCTATAGCAAAAATTAGTGAGCTTGGTATTGGCTTACGTCAATTAGATTTTGACAGACTCGAGCAAAGTGGTCTGCGTGTCTCACAGGTACTTAAAGAACAAGTACAGCTTCTAGTTCGGTTAGGACAAACTTCGCAAGCTTACCAAGTCCTTCAACAGGAAGCCGCACGCATCACTGGCACGCTCCCTGGAACAATTACAGACATCAGTAATGCTACAGGTATTTTAAATTCTGCATGGTCTGAATTTACAAACGTAGCTAGCACAACTTTAGGTATTGTCGGCGCTCCGTTTGCTGCAGCATTAGGCGGCTTAGTTAAACTAGTTTCAGAATTACTAAAAGGCGTAAATAGCGTTGTCAGTCTGTTTGCAGAAGGACTAAAAACAGTAGGAGAATGGTCCATCCGACTGGTCGCCGGAGAAGAAGGACTAAAGCGTGTTAAAGACTTAATCGATTCCATCAACCGCAGTACAGGACAGGGTAATGCTGAGTTTATGCAAAGCAATCTAGTACCCCTTAACGAAGAAATTGTATTAAACAGGCAAATTTTAGATATTCAAAAACAGCGCACTGCTGAAACAACTTTGAGCGGTAAAATACAAAACAGCAATATAACTTATACAGTACAAACACTGAAAAATGAACAAAAATACACAGAAAGTGTTGTACAATTAAATGAAAAGAAAAACTCTATCAGTAAAGAGCTGTACCAGCAAGGCTTGCGGCAATTACAAGTAATTCGTGCTCAATCTGATGAGTACGCAAAACAAACACGCGATCTAGAAGTCCAACAGGCCCGTAGACAGGAAACGGAACGTCTTTTGCGAGAACAAGAAGAACAAGCACGTACGCGCCAGCAAGCAATCGAAGAAGCCGTAAGAGAGGAACAAAGATTTAGACAATCTATGTTGTCTATGCGTAAAGAAGAAAACGATTTAGTTGCATCAGGTTTAGACGTATACGCAGACTACTTAAAAGCTACTAAAGGTGTAGAAGCGTCACTAGAAAGTCAGTTACTATACTTTAATGATTATGTACAGGCACGTTTAACTGCCCTTAGTTACGAACGTACTGCTGCACAAGAAGCAGCTAAAACAGTAAAAGAAGAAGAAAAAATACTACAGTTATACGAGCTTAAAAAGCAGCAACTTGAAAATCAATTAGCTACACGCCAAGCATTGCTGCGTACTCAACAGATGCAGGCTATTTACGAAGCGGCGGATGCACAAGGTATTTTGTCTGCGGATAAACAGCGCGGTCTAGGAAAAGCCTTTACACGCTTCCAACCTGACGCACCAGCTGCTTTTGGATCAGCTTTAAATCTGGACTTGGCTAATGATGGTGTACAACAACTAGAAACGTACCAAAAAGAACTGGACAAACTTACAGGTAAAACAAACGTAGTAAAGCAAAGCGCCGAAGGTATCAGTGCCGCGTTCTCAGGTGCTTTTCAAGGGCTGATTACTGGCGCCCAAACAGCGCAAGAAACATTAGCTGGATTCTTTAAAGGTGTAGCAGATGCTTTTATAAATATGGCAACAGAAATTATTACAAAAATGCTTACCATGTATGTGTTTAAAAGTTTGTTGGGTTTGTTTGGCGGTGGTGGGGGTAGCCTATTCAGCGGTCAAGGCCCAGTAGCGATGCCTGGTGCTGGCGTCGGTGGTGGGGCATCAATGTTTATGCCAGGAGCACCAAGTTTTCGTGCCAACGGCGGCCCCGTCACCGGCGGCTCACCCTACGTTGTCGGCGAACGTGGCCCTGAATTGTTTGTCCCTGGCACCGGCGGTTCTGTGGTTTCAAACAATGACCTCCGTTCCGCCATGGGCTCTGCTCCAGGTATGGGCGGCAGTCCTGTGCTTAATATGAGTTTTGAAACCACCAGTATTGGCGGTGTGGAATACGTCAGCCGCGATCAACTGGAGCTGGCCATGGCTGCCACCCGCCGCCAAGCCGCCCGCGATGGCGCCCAACGCGGCATGACGATGACCCTGGACCGCCTCCAGCAATCGCCTAACACCCGCCGGAGAGTTGGTTTCTAATGGCTAATTTTCCTGCGCTAACTCCCTCCTCACGCAGCTTCACTCCTGCCGTCTATCCCCAACGCAGCTTTCGCACGCTGTCTGGCGCACTAGCTCGCCGCACCTTCGGCAGCTCGCCCTACGGCGCCAAACTCGACCTGCAGTACACCAACATCGCCGATGCCGCGGTCAACACCCTGCTGGATCACTACCACAGCCAGACAGCAGCAAACAAGCGCTTTCGCCTCTCCGCCAACACCACAGCTGGCATGAGCAGCGACGTTGCTGGCGAAGTCACCAGCCTCGCTGCAGCCCGTGGCAACCTGCGTTGGGAATACGCCGAACCACCGAAGGTCGAGTCCGTCCGCCCCGGCGTCTATAACGTGGCGATTTCCCTTGCCGGCGAAATCCGAGATCCACGGACGGATGACGCCTGATGGCCATCGACATCCGTATCGCCCAGTTTTTCGATCTCACCACAACAGACGGCACCCGCCATCTGTACCAGAACTACTTCGTAAACGAGGTTTACACCTACGCAGGACAGCGCTACAACTTCGCCCCCTTTCGCGCCGAAGGCAGCGTCTCGAACAACACCGGTGACAACAGCATCATGCAGGTGCTATTCCCCAACGTGGAATTCGCCCTGCGTTTGCTTGACGCCGGCAACGGCAACCGCCTAAGCCGCCTGGTGCTAACAACGGTGTGGCTGACAGCCACCAACGCAATCGCCGCAAACGGAGCCACACAACAGGAGTTTCTTGTCGGAATTGGCGCCAGCTTGAGCGAAACTACGATTGAGTTACGCTTCCGCTCCGCCATCGACAGCGTAATTTCCGGTTTCCCCGCCCGTAGCGTCACCCGCCAACTTGTCGGCCCCCTGCCCCTGAACGCCAACGTGGTTCTGCAGTGAACGATCTAATCGGTTTGCGCTACGGCTGGGGCCACGCCCCAAGCGACGGATCCGGCAAAACCGACTGCTTCCAGCTGGTGTGCGAGGTCCGCCAGCGCTTGGGCCTAACCAGCTACACCGACAAGTTCGCCTGGGTCTACGACAGCTACGCGGACGAAACATTCCCGCGCCGCATGATTGTGCGCTGGCTACTGGCACACGGCAGACGCATCAACGCCCCCGAACACGGAGCGGTTGTACTGCTGCCCGGCTTAGCTGGGGCAGCCTTGGCCACTGCACTAGATGGCGATGTACTTTTTATTGCCCCAAGTCAGAATGTAGTGCGTAGCCAACTGCCCGAAGGCATTGGCCACTATTTCTGGATGGACCGATGACCCGCAAGCTGCTGCCCTACGAGCACGACCTCATCGCAGCGCTTGGCGTCAGCAAAGAGGAGTACCTGCAGTTTCTGGCACTACAAGAGCAACCAGATTTCGGCACCAGCCCTACGGCAGACTTCGGGGTTACCGCCATTGTCCTGACAGTCGTCGGGATCCTCTTTCAGGTCGGCGCAGCTTTACTCGCGCCACGTCCATCCATCCCCAGCATCAGCGCACCTGACCAGGCCGGCGGCCAAGCGCAGTCACGGGACGAGCGATTCTCCCCACGCTTCGGCTTCAACTCAACCCAAGAGCTGGCGACCTACGGCGATCCGGTCAACCTTGTCTACGCCAATCGCGGCTCATCCGCCGGCGCCAACCCCAATGGCGGTGTGCGCGTTGCAGCCTCGCTGCTCTGGTCCGCTGTCCGCAGCTACGGCTCCAGCCAGTTCATCCAGATGCTGCTGATGCTGAGCGGCGGTGCCATCACAGCCATCGACCAAAACAAAAGCGCCTTCGGCCAAACCCCCGTCCGCGATCTGATCACGGAAAACCTGTGGATGTACTTCAATCCAGCAGGAATCGGTTTCCTGCAGCGCCAACACGAACTACAAGACGCAGAAGCATCCGACCCCACCGCGTACGGCAAACTCACCGACAACCCCTATCGCATCCAGCCGAGCACAGAAAATACAAGAACTGACGGCTTCAGTCAGGCGTACTCCCCCACAACCTCCAACACCTTCGGCATTTACGGGGTAGTCCCGCTGAACGTCGAAGTTTATGTACGCAACTCCGTTGGCGACATTGCCATCGCAAACCTCGGCATTACAGCCACCGGCCTCACCTGGACCGCTGGCACAAATCCGCAAATTACCGTCAATCAGGTTCTAAGTCTGACCTTTGCCTCTACCGAAGAAAACGGAGGTGATTCCGACGTAACACGCGAAGCAAAAGATGCCCGTCGCAGTTTGATCAGCGTCTTTGATTCGGCTGGAATTTTCAAGTTGGGCACCGCCCGCTTCAAAGTCATCTCGATCTCCAACACCTCCATCGATGAAGCCAGTGTTGTAGTCAAACTTCAGTGCATCGAGGCCGGTCGCGGCCCCTCAGCCATCTACGCAGCAGCAAACATTGAAACTACGACAGGCTCAATCACGGCAGCAGAACGTGAAGAATACAACCGCCTTCGCCCAACCGCTTTAAGTCTGCTCAACGAAGACCAGCGCGAAAATATCACATCTGCCTATGAACTCGCCGACAGCAAAGAAATATTCACAGCGAGCTACGTATCCAAGCGTGAAACCAGTCCGGCAACCTCACCCAAGCCACCAGGCGACGGCTGGCAATACGGCTTCGTGTACACTAACGTCGCCTTGAGTTACTGGTTCAGGACTGTCAGCGTCCTAACTGGCTACACAAAGAAGCGCGATTTATCAAACGCCGAAGCCGCATTACTCCGCCGCTATGGCGTCCTTGACGATGCGTTAAACGCCACCGGCAAACAAGACGACATTTTCTACACAAAAGCCTTGGTACGTGTCGCCGCTGCTCAGTACGAAACCCTCAGCTCCTGCCACATTGTTGACTTTGCCCTGAAAGCGCTGGTGTTCAAACGCATTAGCGGCCGCCAGCAGGAATACGGCAGCGGCCGCCGTGCGGGTTATCCCGTAAGCGACAACGGCATCAAGATGCGGGTGGCCATGTTCAAAGTCCGCTACCGCGAGGTCGGACAGACCCAGTGGGTCACCATCCCAGCAATCTTTGCACTCCGCCGCGCTGCCGATAACGAAAACTTCGTGTTCTTCAAATTCAATAGCGGCACCACCAATCCCAGCAACGCCACCAACTGGGCTTTTGAGCTAGAGCCCATCAGCGATCCCGTAGCCGAGACCGCCGTAAACAATACCTTCTACTACCTTGAAAATAGCGGCGCTGCCGTCACACAGTCCCTAACACCTTACGCGCTGCGCAGCGGCCAAGCCACTACACCCAACATCCAGTTTGTAGGCCGAGTCATCAGTGCCGCCAACGGCAATTTCCCCCCTTACAACAATAACCCAACCGGCATCAACGAATGGGACTTGTTCAATTACAGCGCCGACACCCAGATCCAGTTCTCTTTTGACAACGGCCCAGAGTTTGCCATCACGGCAGTCACGGAACAACTAGCCCAACCCTTTACGGATTACGACCAACGCAACAGCCGCAACGTAATCATTCGCCGGCTCTACCAAAACCTTGCCTTGTTCGGCTTCAACGCCTACTCCGGCAAGACAATCCAAGACCTGCGATCCTTCAGTGTTTTTGCCACCCAAGGCCGCTCTGTCCGCCGCATCCGCACATCAGGCGTTGACGAACAAAACCGCTCCTGGGGCAGCACTAATTACACCTACTACCCGGCAACACCAAACGGTGCCAGCAGCCTGGCACCCGACATTTTCCTCGACACGGTTCTCGACAAAGAAGACGGCATCGGCAACTACGCCGTAGCTAGCGGCATTGACGTGCGCCAGCTCGCCATCACCAAACGGTTCTGCATCCGCAACAAGCTGTTTATGGATTGCGTGATTGCAAGCCC